AATTTACATAGTTGAAACGGACACAATTACAATCGTAAAGGATTATAACCAAGTCAAGGTTTATTCCGATACTATGCGCATAGATTCTATTGGATACGCATACATTCAAGACACAATCAGTCAAAATAAGATACAAGGCAGAGGTTTTAGTGCCAATTTTAACCTTCCTACTATAACAATTACCAAATTAATAGAGCCAAAGTCAAAGAACCAGCTTTATTTGGGATTTATAGGCGATTTAAAGCACTCAAACGGACAAATTGGTATTGGCGGTTCAATTGCCCTTAAAACGGCTAAAAACACCTTATATACGGCAACGGCAACAATGAACGGATATTCTTTTGGATACTATAAAAAGTTTTAATATGAAAAAGTTTATTATTTCAATGTTTAGTGATGAAGTTGGTGCTATGAGCCACAAAAGGATTTTAGCTTTTATTGGTGCTATTTGTCTTTATACAACTTTTGTAATTACTAAAAGCGACCATTTAGGCGATTTAGTATTTTATATGAGTATGGCATTCGCAGGTTTAACAACTATTGATAAATTCAGTAAATAATGGAAAACAACGAAAAAAGAGCATTTGCAATTGGTTTTGTATTGTGGGTAATTGGATTAGTTTACTTTATAAATCAAGTAATATGATAAGTAAATCTGCAATAGACCTTATAATAAAACACGAAGTGGGCGGTCGTGATGTATATACTCGTAGGTATCAAAAACCAATATGGGCTGGTGGGGATAGTGGAATTACTATTGGCATAGGTGCTGATTTAGGCTATATGAAGGAAAAAGAATTTTTAGCCGTATGGAGTCCAAATCTTAATCTTAATTTTATTAACGCATTAAGACCAGTTGTTGGATTAAAAGGTCAACAAGCCAAGTTAATGTTAAGAGGTGAGATTTTAAATGTTAAAGTTCCTTATAATGTAGCATACGAAGTATTTATAAATTATGACATTCCTAAATACTATGCTTTGACAAAGGCTATTTATCCAGAACTTGACACTTTAAACGAGGAAACAAGAGGTGCGTTGGTTTCAATGATCTATAACAGAGGAAACAAGTTAGATGGCGATAGGCGAAAGGAAATGAGAGCCATTGTTAATCTTGTGGCAAAAGCGGATTACGAGGGCATAGCTGACCAAATAGAAAGAAGCAAAAGACTCTGGGAAAATGTTGGATTGGATGGCTTGGTCAAACGCAGAGAAGAAGAAGCAGATTTGATTCTAAATAGTATCGCATAAAACCAAAACCTATGGCAACAACAAAAACAAAACGCAGAAGGCTTTTTTTTGACATTGAAACAAGTCCAAACATCGGTTTATTTTGGGAAGCTGGTTATAAGAAAAACATTGACTATTCAAACATAATACAAGAAAGAGCAATTATTTGTATTTGTTATAAATGGGAAGATGATAAAGAGGTATATGCTTTACAATGGGATGCAAAGCAGAATGATAAAAAAATGCTTGAACAGTTTATTGAGGTTGCAAATGTAGCTAATGAATTAGTAGGGCATAATGGAGATAAGTTTGATTTAGCTTGGATTAGAACAAGATGCTTATTTCATAAAATAGAAATGTTCCCAAAATACACAACAATTGATACATTAAAGGTTGCAAGGCAAAAGTTTAGGTTTAATTCTAACAGGCTTAATTATATAGCTGATTTCTTAGGCATAGGACAAAAGATCAAAACAGAATATAGTCTTTGGAAAAATATTCTATTGCATAAAGACAAAGCTGCAATGGAGGCTATGATTAAGTATTGTAAAAAAGATGTGGTTTTATTAGAAAAGGTATTTAAAATGCTTTCAAATCATATAGAGCCTAAAACTCATTATGGAGTAATATTTGGGGAGGATAGAGGCAGTTGTCCAGAGTGCGGTTCGGATGATTTAATTAGAAATAATAAGGTTGTAACGGCTACTGGTTTAACAAGGATACAATTCAAGTGCAAAACTTGTAATAAATTTCATTCAAAGACTGATAAATAATTATGAGATACCCTAAAAACTTTGCAAAATTGACACCAATACAACAAGAGCAATGGTTAGTTACTAAACTAATTGAACTGCACAACTTAGAGCAAGAAATTAAATTAACATTAGGCAAAATAAGAGGTGGTGAGAAACTTATATTTAAAGAAATAGACAGACCAGATTTAGCTTTAATGAAAGATGAAGATTAAGATCATATATCGCAAACTTGGTAGAGAACAAGCGCACGGCATTGCTGAAAGTGATGGTGTTGTTTATATTGACTCACGGCTAAAAGGCAAAAAGCAGCTTGAAATACTATTACACGAGTGCTTACACATACTTAATCCAATGGATGACGAAGATGCAATTATTGAGAAAAGTGTAACTTTATGTAAGGTTCTTTGGCAACAAGGATACCGAATGGTTGATAATTCTAACGATACACCATTACAAGATGGTTCTAAATAGTTGTTCGTTCATAGTTCCTCACCCCTAAAAAGGTGGGGTTTTTTATATATCTTTGGCTTTCATATTGGAGAACTTAGGTTTAGACCCCGATTTATTCTTATTTCGGGGTTTTTTATGCCTAAAATCTGCATGAAATTTTCTAATAATTCATGCAATATGTGTCATAAAACGCACTTTTTGGTACATATTTATCCCTTACAAGTCAAATTGAACCATTTATCCTTATTATTTGCCGTTGATAGTTTTTTTATGCTAAAAGTATAATATTATAAATAATTTATATACTATAACTTGCTGGTTTACAATATATTGTAAAATAATTAAAAAAAACATTAAAAAAGAACAAAGTTATAAGTTTATTAACTATATTTGTAAAACAAACCAAAACAAACAATATGAAAACAACAACACAAAAAGTCAAAGAAATTAGAAACGAATTAAAAAACGTTTTACCAGCTTACAAGTTTTCAGTTACCAAAAGACATTATAACGGAGTTAGTATTGTAATACTGTCCGGTCCAGAAAAATTAACTGAAAATAAATATGAGCAAGTAAATGTTTATTACATTGAAGAACAGCAAGAAGGAGTTAAAAAGAATGTATTAAATATTATTAATACAATAGCAAATAAAGGAGTTACATACAGAGAAACAGGCGATTATGGAATGCAGCCTGATTTTTATGTAAATATTAAAATTGGAGATTATGGAAAAGAATATATTCATAATCAATAATTTATATAGGTTCCGCTATTCAACGCACAATTTTTAAACCAAAAACAACCAATATGAACAGACTAAAAACTCCACAAGAAAAAGCAAACGAACGCTACAAAGCTGAAAGCATCAAACCACTTTACGCATTTATCATTGTATGCGTGGCATTTTTAATTACCGCAATCCTTCAAAACATTTAACTATGAACGCAATTGAAACACTTATTTACACATTAGAAACTCAATTAAAGACAATGCCAAGTGGCTATGTAAAAGAAACAGTAACCGCCTGTAAGGAATTAGCCGAAGGCATAAAAGAAATCTATGAAAACCCTAATAACAACATTAGTAACGAACCAAATCAAGACTAACCTACAAACCGAAGCTGACTCTAAAGGCATAACATTAAGTAAGTTGGTTTATAAAATCCTAAAACAATATGAGCAAACTAATCTATCAAGAGAAACAACTAAAGTTGCACAAAAGAGCAACAATCCTACTGGAACTGCTAAAACAAGCACAGGGAAGGCAAAATCTATTTGAGGCTGACCTTGCTGAATGGAGGCGAGGTTTGGATGATACAAGGACAATGATTAGCGAGGAAGATTTACTAATCAAGATTGCAAGGATGAATGACATCCAGCGCAGAATCCTTAAAAGCTACCATTACTTGATTTTGGACCTTTATACACTAACAGAGGACTTTATGTTACCAATAAACCTTTTACATTTCTAATGAGAGAAGTACACAAAACATATATGGCAGAACTTGAAATAGAGATTTTGCGAGATAAGAACAAAAAACTAAAGCAAGAGATAAATCAATTAAAGGATTTATTAGACAAACATTTAAACATAAAAACAACAAGAATGGACAAAGAACAACAAAAAGAGTATGCTATTGAAATAGCCGAAAAAGTGTGTAATTACTATCAAATTAAATATGGACAAATGATGTCCAAATATAGAGGCGAGGAGGTTACTTTAGCAAGGCAAATGACTATGTATTTTACTAAAGAAAAGACCGAGTTAAATGGAGAGGAAATAGCACAAATCTTCAATAGGGATAGGACAACAGTTTTGCACTCAATCCAAAAGATTAGGGGTCAATTGTCAAACAAGTTTGATGATACCATAAAAAAGGATGTTTTCAACTTAAATGTGCTTATTTAATTTGGTTATTAACACCAAAGTAGTTAATTTTAAACTCTAAAACCAACCAATATGAACGAGCAACAACTGGCTAAAAAGCCACAACTTTCGTACACGAAAGATCAAGTAGAGTTAGTAAAATCGCAGATTGCTCCAGAGGCAACAGTTGATGAACTAAAGCTATTTCTTTATCAAGCACAAAGGACAGGACTTGATGCATTATCAAGGCAGATTTATTGCATCCACAGGAACGTAAAAACGCAAAACGGATGGTCTAAAAAAATGACCATTCAAACAAGCATTGATGGATTCCGAGTAATCGCTGAACGTAGCGGAAACTATGGTGGACAAAGTGAACCTGTATTTGTAGAACAAGATGGTAAATTAATTTCTTGTAAGGTATCAGTATTTAGATTTCACGGCGATTTAAGGTATGAAGCAGCCGTTGGAGTAGCTTATTGGGATGAATACTGCCAACGAACGAACGAAGGCAAACCAATGGGATTATGGGCTAAGATGCCACATACAATGCTTAGTAAAGTTGCAGAGGCATTAGCTTTAAGAAAGGCTTACCCACAAGATTTAAGCGGACTTTATACAGGTGATGAAATGGCGCAAAGTGATGAAAAACCAGCCTATATTAAAACGCACGATAATCTTGATGACTTGGAGTTAGCTATTGATTTATGCATTAGCACAAACGAATTGGCTGAACTTTACACATTGAATCAAGAATTAGCCGACAAAGAAGTAACTAAATTATTTACCAAGAAAAAACAAACTTTATGACACCATTAACAAGATTATGGGATTTAAGAGAAGCAGTTAAGTTCTGGAATTACAAAGTAGATACAAGCTATCCTCAAAACGCAAGTGAAATGATTCATCAATTAAATTTAGCTAAGTATAAACTTAAACTACATAAACAAAAATATTTCCCAGAGTTATTAGAGCAACCTAAAAGGGATTACGTTCCTTATAAAATGTTAGCTGATAAATTTGAAGTATTTGAAAACTATTTAAACGATTAATTATGCCATATTCAACTTGCTGCGGAGCATATACCGATATGGATGAAATTGGAATTTGTCCAGATTGTTTAGAACATTGCGACTGGGAAGAAGAAGAAGATGAGGAGGAGTTAGAACAGGATAGACAAAACGAAATAGCATTAGAACAAGAACAATTAAATAAACATTAAACTAAAAACAATGATTGTACTAAACATTTGCAAACAAGAAATTAACTGGAAAGAAGCTAAAAACGGCAAACACTACGCAAACGTAGCTACCGACTTTTTAAAGCAACCAGATGACAAAGGAAACACTCACACAGTATGGAATAACCAAACAATTGAGGAACGAGCAGAAAAAGCTAAGAAAAACTACTGTGGCAGAGGTAAGCAAGTTTCTTATAACGCACCAACAGGTAAAAAGGAATTTGCCGTAAACAAACAAGAAAGCGAAGATGATTTACCATTCTAAAACAACCCCTCGTTGGGCGATAACGTTAAGCGCAAATTTAAAACCTACAACTATGAGCCAAAACCAACAAATCGCAAACTACCTAAATTATAGCATAAGTAAAGATGGTAATGTTATAAATAACAAATTTAAACGAAAATTAAAACCATTTTTAGATGCTTATGGATATTACCAAGTTTGTTTATGTAATAAAGGTCAAATTAAAAAGTTTCGTGTAAATAGGTTAGTAGCTGAAGCATTTATACCAAATACAAATAATTATAAACAAGTAAATCATATAAACGGAATTAAAACAGATAATAGGATAGAAAATCTTGAATGGGTAACTCCAAGTCAAAATATGTTACACGCTTATAAAATTGGCTTAAAAAAAGTTACTAATAAAAATATCAAAGCATCAAGATTAGCTAATTCAAAAGTTGTTTTAGATACTAAAACAGGTATATTTTATGATAGTGCTAAAGAAGCAGCAACTTTACTTGGATTAAATAAACAAACACTTTATTGTTATTTGTTAGGATATAATACTAATAAAACATCTTTAATTTACGCATAAAAACAATTAATATGTCTCAAAATCAACAAATTAAATCTTATTTAAATAAGGGTAGAAAGTTAACCCCTATTGATGCTTTAAACAAGTTCGGATGCTTTAGATTAGCAGCACGAATAGCTGATCTTAGGAATGATGGAATGAACATAAAAACTACTATTGTTAAGCTAAAAAACAAGAAGCAAGTTGCTCAATATTCAATATGATACACGCATCATTATTTAGCGGAATCGGTGGATTTGATTTAGCAGCGGAATGGATGGGATGGGAAAATCTATTTCATTGCGAATGGAATCCATTTGGTCAAAGAGTATTAAAACATCATTTTCCAAATTCAATTAGTTACAATGACATCACTAAAACAGACTTCTCTATTCACAGAGGACAAGTTGATATTCTCACAGGAGGATTTCCTTGCCAACCCTACTCAACGGCAGGATTACGAAAAGGGAAAGCCGATGAAAGACACCTCTTTCCGCATATGCTTAGATGCATTAAAGAGGTCAAACCAAGATGGATTATTGGCGAAAACGTTCGTGGACTTGTTAACTGGAATGGAGGGATGGTATTCAACGAGGTGTGCGATGATTTGGAAAGGGAAGGCTATGAAGTCCAACCGTTTCTTATTCCAGCTGCAGGTGTCAACGCACCACACCAAAGATATAGAATTTGGTTTGTTGCTTACTCCAACAACAATGGAAAACATTCAAGATTTGGACAAATTCAAAGCGAGAATGGAGAAATATCCAAATGGAACAACGATGCCAAATTTAGCGACACAAATCTATTCAATGTTGCTACCAACACCATTAGCATCGGAAGGGGGGAAAATGAGTGGTTCACCAACGGAGAATCAAATGTCATTATCCAAACTTGCAAGACAAGGAATGTTACCAACACCAGCAGCAAGGGATTTCAGCGGAGCAGTAAAATCAGGGAAGCGAATAACAAAAAATGGCAAGATTCAAAATTATGGGAAACAACTACCAAATATAATACAAGATCTTGGTGGGAAGCCTTCCCAACTCAATCCCCTATTTGTGGGGGAGATGATGGGATTCCCAGAGAATTGGACAACATTACCTTTTCTAAATGGAGAAACGAATCAATCAAAGCCTACGGAAACGCAATAGTTCCACAGGTTGCACATCAAATTTTTAAGGCTATTCAAGAATTTGAATTAATGGTAAATAAGTAGTATTTTTGTACAAAGGATGTAGGATATCCTAACTAAAACTTATTGGCTCAAAGCTGAAACCCTAATCCTACTGGGGTGGATGCCGAGAGCCTTTTTTATTTTTATGGCTAAAGACCCAGCGGTGTTATTTTACACAAGTGATTTTCTTAGTGGCACTTTCACAATGGATAATGAACAAGTTGGCAAATACATTAGACTTTTGTGCTTACAACATCAAAAAGGCAAATTAAGTGAAAAGGATATGCTAAGCATATGTAAAGCATATGATAATGAGATTTGGGATAAATTTAAAGTTGAAGATGGTTTATACTACAACGAAAGAATGTTTAATGAAACCATTAGAAGGCAAAAATTTAGTGAAAGTAGGCGAAATAACGCTAAATCACCTAAAAAAGAAAGCACTAGCGAAGCATATGCTGAGCATATGGAAACTGAAACTGAAAATAGAACTATAACTATAAATGAAAATATAAATATAGATTTTGAATGGTTTTGGAATGATTATGATAAAAAGGTAGGGGATAAGCAAAAGCTAAAAAAGAAGTGGATTAAATTAACCGATATAGAAAGGCAAAATGCAATGAATTATATTGACCTTTACAAGCAATCCGTACCAGACAAACAATTCCGTAAAAACCCAGAAACCTTTTTAAACAACAAATCTTGGAACGATGAAATCATTAACCGAAGTATTACCCCAATCCATAAACTCTCTTACGCAGAACGAGAGACTAATGCACTTAGAAGTTTATAACAAACTTGAACCAGATGAATTAAAGGTTGTGGTTGCTTTAGATACAATGAGTGTTAGCAGATGCTCACCTATTGAGGTAAAGGAACATTTAAAGACCTGTATTGCTTTAAGCGGATGTCAAACACCTACAATTGAGTTGTTTCAGTTTTTATGCGAATTTGTAATTAAAAACTATGGCAACTTTAAACTAAAGGAATTAGGAGTGGCTTTTGAACTTTACGCAATGGGGAAATTATCAGTTGACAAAGCGATTACTTTTAACCCAAAGTTTTTCGGTGATGTTATGTCAGCTTACAAACCAATAGCAATTCAAGTAAGAAACAAGACATATACCCAGCCACCAGCATTAGACATTCCAAAAATCAATGATGATGAAATTATAGAGGCATTATACCAAAATTGGGATAAGTCGGCTAAAAAGGATTGGAAACTGCTTAACATTATGGCTTTTGACATTCTTTGGAAGCGCAAAGATTTAAACACAACCAATCTATCTAAGGATGTAGCTGAAAAGATAAAGGCTAAGGTAATTGCTTATTACAAGGTCAATGCTAAAACAGATAAGGAGTTGGAAAGATTAACGGATGAATTATTTATAAAAAACGAGTGCAAAAGATATTCTTTGTACTTACATTTACAAAACCAACTATGAAACAATTAACATTTATTTATGAATTGCTAAAGTTTATGCTGATTAGCGTTCCTTTAGCTTGTTGCATTTATTTAACTGCACATTTATACTTTGAAATAAAACGATTATTGAGATGACAGGAATAGATAACAACATTGAAGTAAGATTAATTTATTTAGATACAAAAGAGGAGATAGAATTTAGGTCAATAGCTAAAGCAGTTAGGTTTTTACATACTGATTACAAAACCATAATGGCTTATATGAATCCAATTAACAAGAAACGCTACAAGCATAACGAAAGATTATGTGTTGTTAGATTGAAAAAGTAACCCTAATTTTGCTTTATGCCATTGATACCTTTACCAAAGTTGTTAGAAAAGACCCAAAAGGTAGTAAATGCGTACATAAGGAAAAGGGATGAAGGATTGCCTTGTATTAGTTGTGGAAGCTACAATGGTAATCAAGCTGGACACTATTTTGCGGTTAAAGGATTTAGTGCTTTAAGGTTTAACGAATGGAATATCCATTTACAATGTGCTGGATGCAATATGTTTAAACACGGCAATCAAGCAATGTACCGAATAGGCTTAGTTATAAGGATAGGTGAAAAAGCGGTGAAGGAGTTGGAGTTTGAAGCGGTAAACAATAGGCTAAAGAAATGGACAAGAACTGAATTAAACGATTTAATTGACAGATACAAGTAACATATTTGAAACGTGCAAAGAGGAGGTAATCGCTGGTTACCCTTGTTTTTCTTTTGTGATAGATGGCACTACGCACTATGTATTTGGCGAAACCCAAGAACAAGCATTTGATTATTTAGCAGATTTAATAAATTTATATGGCGAAAGTAAGCAGCAATAACAAAGTTAGCTTTGGCAAAAGAAAGTGTGGCAAGTATAAAAAGACATCTGGTCCAAAGGATAAACCAGTTAAAACATATAACAAACAAGGCAGATAATGAAAGACACCTACGGAAAGAAACTATATACTTGCAACTGCGGAACAGTTACAGAAGGATATGTTTGGTTTGGTAAGATAAAAGAAACCCAATTTGAATGTACTAAATGTGGCAAATGGGTTGGATATAACAATTTAGAGAAAAAAGTAGATAGTATTATTTCAATACGAACACCAACAAAAAACCGATAAATGAACATCAACGAAATCAAACCTAATCCAAACAATCCGAGAATTATCAAGGATGACAAGTTTAAAAAGTTAGTTAAGTCAATCCAAGACTTTCCACAGATGCTTGAACTTAGACCTATTGTAATAGATGAAAATAATATTGTTTTAGGTGGCAATATGCGACTAAAGGCTTGTATTGAAGCTGGACTTAAGGATGTACCTGTTAAACAAGCAAAAGAACTTACCGAAGAACAAAAGAAAGAGTTTATAATTAAGGATAATGTGGGATTTGGCGAATGGAGTTGGGATGACTTAGCTAATAATTGGGATGAGGAATTACTTACAGAATGGGGTTTAGATATACCAAACTTTGAACAAGAAGTATTAGAGGCAGATGAAGATGACTTTGCCGTTCCAGATGGCGGAATAGAAACGGACATAGTATTAGGCGATTTATTTGAGATAGGCGAACACAGATTGCTTTGTGGAAGCAGTACAAATGCAGATGATGTTGTAAAATTAATGAATGGGAATAAAGCCAATATGGTATTTACTGACCCTCCTTATGGTGTAAGCTATGTAGGAGGTGTTATACACGGAAACAAAATAAATACAAATCATAAAAGAGATATGCTTAAAAATGATGAAATTGATGTTTATGCTGACTTTATTTCGTTATTGCCTTTAGTTATAGATAATGGTGCTTTATATATATTTTATGCAACAAGAAACTCTTATGAATTATTTAAACCATTAAAGGAAAATGGGATAGATATTATGGCTGTTTTAGCTTGGATTAAAATTAATACAGGTTATGCAGATATGAATAGTCATTACAAAAATAGATATGAGCCATTTGTATATTGTAAAATTGGGCAAAAAACTAATTTTATTGGAGCAACAACAGAAAATACAACTTGGGAAATAGAAAAAGATAGAGATAATAAATTGCATCCAACTCAAAAGCCTATAAGTGTTCCATCAAGGGCAATTGGTAATCACGATGCTAAAATAGTAGCAGATTTATTTAGTGGTTCTGGTTCAACAATGGTAGCTTCACATCAACTTAAACGCAAATGTTACGGAATGGAGTTAGACCCTAAATACTGCCAAGTAATTGTAGATAGAATGAAAAAACTTGACCCTTCATTGGTTATCAAGAAGAACGGAGTAACTTTGTAAAATAGTGAAACAAATGTGAAATTATGGCAAATGAACAGAATTTAACCCCATTTAAGAAAGGGCAAGTAGCAAACCCTAATGGCAGACCTAAAGGTGTTCCTAATAGCAAGACAAGGCTTTTACGTTTATTGGAGTTGGTTACTAAAGTACGCAACCCAGTAACAGGCGAAGATGAGGAGTTTACAATAGCGGAGCAATTAGATATGCAAATCATAGCAAAGGCAAGAAAAGGCGATTTAAAGGCTTATGAAATTCTTTTGGATAGATTAGAGGGCAGACCTAAACAAACAACCGACATAACCGCAGACATAAAGGGTAATGTGCAAATCACAATAGAACCAGATGCAGATTGTCAACCAATTAAAGATTAAGGCTACACCTGTCTTTTATGCCAATAAAAAAGCATACGAGGAAGGTTATCCAATAATATGCAATGAAGGTGGTTCAAGGTCAAGTAAAAGCTATTCAGTTGTTCAGTTGCTAATTCACATTGCTTTAACCAAGCCAAATACAAGGATTTCGTGTGTATCTCATTCCTTACCACATATTAAGCGTGGGGTTTATAGGGATTTCAAAAACATATTAGAGCAATGGAACATTTGGGATGAAAAGGATTTTAGATACACGGATTTTATTTATACGTTTAAGAACGGCTCATACATTGAGTTATTTGGATTAGAGGACCCAGATAAAGCAAAAGGTCCAGCAAGGGATATATTATTCGTAAACGAGGCAAACCTAATCAGTAAGGCATTGTTTGACCAGCTTTTAATTCGTACTACTGGACAATCATTCTTAGACTGGAATCCAGCCGATTTTATTTCTTGGGTTTATGAGGTAGCTGACAACCCAAAGAACAAGCGCATTCATTCTACCTACCTAAATAACATCTCAAACCTAAGCGAAAGTCAAATAAGAAACATTGAGCAATACAAAGATTTACCAGATGACTTTATGTGGAAGGTTTACGGATTAGGGGAACGAGGCTCTGCAAAGGAAATTATTTATACTCAATGGAAACAATATGATGAAGCACCAGATGGGGATGTGTTTTATGGATTGGACTTTGGTTATGTTCACCCAGCTGCACTTATAAAGGTTACACATCACGAAGGACAAAACTACTTTGAGGAAATAGTTTATCAAAGCGGACTTACTCTTAGCGACCTATCAAGATTGATTAAGGAAAAGCTACCAGAACGAGCAACAATCTATGCGGATGCTGCCGAACCTAAATCTATTGAGGAACTTTACCGACAAGGCTTTAATATCAAACCAGCACAAAAGGATGTATGGTCAGGAATAGTTAAAATGAAATCTTATCCAATAAACTTGCACTACAATAGCAAAAACCTAAGAAGGGAGTTTATGTCTTACAAATGGAAAAAGGATAAAAACGATAACGTAATAGAAGAACCTGTAAAGGCAAATGATGACTTGATGGATGCTTGTAGGTATGCCGTGTTTACGCATTTAACCAAGCTAAAATTTGAGGTGTCGGTATTTTAGGATAAATTGTCTAACTTTGTTAAAATTCATATATAATGGGATTACTTGACTTTTTTGGTAAAAGACAAAAACTATCTACTGTACTACCACAAATTCCTTTTAACGGACAAGTTGCAATACAACAAGGGATAATAACTTGGCAAGGTGGCGATAACATTAGCTTTGTTAATGATGGTTATTCAGCAAATGATATAGTTTATTCAATCGTGAAATTAATTGCGGACAAAGCAAAACTTGCTCCATTCCACGTTTATAGAGTGGTAGATGAAACTTCTGCAAAGAAATACAAAGCGTTAATGAGCCAACCAGATAAGATTGAAAACTGGAAGGATGTAGAAAAGCTACATAAGAAAGCGTTTGAAATATATACAGGTGATGCACGATTAAACGAGTTGTTAAAATATCCTAATGAGGAAGATACCTTTGGTGATTTCGTTGAGGCTTGGTGTACTTTTAAATTGGTTACAGGTAATTCTTTTGTTTACGCAAAGATGATTGAAGGTGGTAACAATAATGGTAAGCCGTATGAAATGTACGTGCTTCCTTCTCAATATATGTACGTATTAGCGGACATTCAAAACTTCCCTCCAACCATTAGCGGTTATCAATTGAATTATGGTCCACTTTGGAACTTTACTAAACAAGAAGTACTACAAGATAAATACATAAACTTACAATGGAATACAACTGGGAATCAACTATATGGTCAATCTCCTTTAATGGCTGCTGCGAAAAACTTGACTCGTTCAAACGAAGCCAAGACTGCGGCGGTTGCTTCATTCCAGAATGGTGGTCCAGCTGGAGTTCTTTTTATGAATGATGATAGGTTTGACCCTATTAGTGGAACACAACAAGCACAAGCACTTAAGAGAGCAGTAAGCGAAAAAGGTGGGTCTGCTAACTTTAATTCAATTGCGGTTAGTGGTTATAAAGTAGACTGGAAACAAATCGGATTGAGTCCTGTTGAATTAGATATCATTGAAAGTGAGAAGTGGGATATGAAAGCACTTTGTAATATTTACGGAGTACCATCTCAATTATTAAACGATGCTGATAACAAGACTTACAACAACCAAAGAGAAGGCGAAAAAGCATTGACAGTACGTTGTGCGATTCCTTTGTTAGTAGGTATTAGAGATAACTTAAATAGAAAATTACATTCGGATTGGGGTTATCGTGGAAGCGATATTTATGTTGACTTTGACCCTACTGTTTATAGCGAATTAGAAGCTAACAAAGCGGAGCAAGTTGAATGGTTGGATAAGGCTTGGTGGATTGCACCTAAGCAAAAGATGGATATAATGGGATTAGAGATTCCACCTTACATTGACCAAACTGAAATGGAAAAGTTATACATCCCTTCAAGTTTACAAAGTCCAGATGAATTTCAACCATTAACGCTACCAAATGAATAGCCAAGAGATTATTGATAAATTATTTGATTTAAAGGTTGACCTTAAAGCCGACCTTCAAGAAGTTATTGATGAAGTTTACGCAAAGTATCACGAAACAGTGAATATGTCTTATTCCGAGTTAAAGGCTTGGAGTGAAACAAAATGCTCACGTTTAGCTTCATTAGATAGGAGTCCAGTAAATAGGAATTTAAATCTATTGAGCAAGAAAAAATCGGATTGGGGTGCAAATGAAGTTAAGTCGGCAAACAGAACAATTAGCTTTGTTAGTAGAATGAAAAATATGGAGCAAGGTAAACCTGTAAACAAAGAGTGTCCATCTAAGAGGGATATTTCCTTAAAGAACTGGGCATACAATCCTAACAAATGATTTGGCAAGATTATAGAAAACTATATGCAAACGCAATAAAAACCTATTCGCCTAAGTTCAAGAAAGAACTACAAAGGCAAGTGGATACTTATTGCGATACCCAAGATTTAAACGCTATAAGCGATAAGAAGATAAAAAAGACCATCCAAAACGTTCATATTGCAATGGGCGTTAAGATGGCACAAATTGCCGAGAAAAACGTTTCTAAATCGGTTAAAGGTTATTACGGACCAGAGGAATTTAAAAGTAAGCAAACGGACTTGTTTACTTATGTGATGTTGACTTATCTTGAATTAAAAGGATTAGATAATATAGCTGCCGAAATAACACAAACAACAAAGAACCAAATTCAACAATACTTAATGAAATCGGTTGAAGAAGGTTTGACAATGCAAGAAACAATCAAGCTATTAAGAACGGCTGGTATAACGGACTACCGAGCCGAAATGATAGCAAGAACGGAAACAGGTAGAGCAGCGAACATTGGCTCTATGGTAGGCACGGCATCGACAGGACTTGTAACTATGAAGGAATGGATAGCAGCGAGGGATAACCGAACAAGGCGAGTGCCACGAGATATGTTTGACCATTTTCATATGGATGGAATAAAAGTACCTTATGATGAAAAATTTAATGTTAAAACTAAGAATGGCGGTTTTGAGCAAATGTTACATCCTTGCGACCCAAGCGGAAGTGCTGGTGATGTTATCAACTGCCGTTGTACGTTAGGCTATGAAGCCGTAAGAGGAACAGATGGTAAGCCAAAAAGTTTACAGGATAATCCACCTATGGGCGATATGGGCTTGGTATGGAATCTAATAAATAACGTGGCTTTAATGCAAATTTCTAACTTAATAAGAGATTTGTTAGCAGATTAAAAAAAATTAATAACTTTGTTATATGAGTAAGATTGAAAACAAAAGCTACAATGATATGATTTTGGATATAGAGCCAGAATCAAGAACAGTAAAAGCGTGTTGGTCAAGAATTGGGAACGTTGATTTGGATAACGATATTATCGTTGCTGAAGCGTTTACCAAGACTATCAAAGAACGTGGACCAAAGGGCAAAAATATGATTTGGTCTTTAGTAGACCACAAAGCTGATATGGCACACACTTTGGGTAAGCCTAAAGAGTTATACATAGAAGGCGATATGCTTGTTGCGGTTACTGACTTAATAGAAACTGAATGTGGCGAAGACGCTATCAAATTATATGAAGCTGGTTTAATCAATCAACACTCAATCGGTTTTAGTACGTTAAAGTCGGATGTAAACCAAAAGACTGGAGTGCGTACAATTACGGAATTAAAACTATATGAAGGTTCTGCGGTTCTTTGGGGTGCTAATCCAGAAACACCAACATTGGGATTCAAGGGTGAGTTCAAAGAAACTAAAGAAAATTTATCAATAAGATTAGAAAACTTAATTAAGGCATTTAGAGGTGGTACATTCACAGATGACACCTTTGCTTTAATGGAGATTCAAATAAAACAAATACAAGCTGAATTATTGGCTTTGGAAATTACTGAAACAATCACTCAACCCGCAGAAGCAGTTGAGCCGACACCAGTGGTAGAAGAAAAGAATAATGAGGAAGTATTAAAGGCAATTAAGCAATTTAACAATCTATTTAAAAAGTAAAAATGGAAAATTTAATCAACGAAATGGCGGAGAACCTTAAAGGTTTTCAAGCTAATGCAGAAGCACAAATCAAAGAAGTGTCTGCACAAGTAACTGTTGTAAAAGACGAGTTACAAAAACAAATTGACTCTCAATTAGCTACACAAAAGAAAGCAGCTAAGAAAGAAGTTAAGTTTATGGATGAAGTTATTTTAGAGAAATTAGATGGTCAATTCGATGCAATGGAAAAGTCTTTAAAGAACAATGGTAAATTCCGTTTGGATTTATCTGATGTTAAGACTATGACTTTAAGCGGTAACTTAACTGGTGATGCACAAGCATCTTATGCTCCAAATCCAGCTATCCAACCTGCTCAAAGTTTAAACTTTAGAGATTTAATCCCAACAGTAAGAAGCGAAAGCGGATTGTATGTTTACTATCGTGAGAACGCTGGTTTGACTAACAACATCGCTGCTCAAACTGAAGGTTCTAACAAAGGTGAAAACAACTACTCTTTAACAGAAGTTAAAGTTGTAAACGATTACCTTGCTGGTTTCTCTACTTTCTCTAAGCAAATGTTAAAGTCTTTACCATTTATGACTCAGACTTTACCAAGAATGTTACAAAGAGATTTCTTCAAGGCTGAAAACGCTGCGTTCTTCTCTACTGTATCTGGTGCTGCAACTGGTTCAACTACAACTGCTGAAACAGATGATTTATTACAATTGATTGATTACATCGGCAACCAAAAGACTGCGAACTTTGTTCCTTCTTATGCTTTAGTATCTCAAACACAAATGGGTCGCTTATTGAAAGCAACTATCGCTGCTGGTTACTATGCTGGTTCTGGTTCAGTTGTTGTAAACCCTAATGGCGGAATCACAATCTGGGGTGTACCTGTTGTATCTGCTTCTTGGGTAACTGATGACAAAGTATTAATCTTTGACGCAAGCTACTTAGAGAGAGTTGAAGTTGAAGGTTTAGCTATTGAGTTCTCTTACGAGAATGGCGAAAACTTCCAAAAGAACTTGGTAACTGCTCGTATTGAGTGTTACGAAGACATCAACTTAATGTTGACTACTTCTGCTATCTATGCAGATATGGGTAACGTATAGTTCTAAAGGTTTAGTAAATAATGACCCCTACCAATTCGGTGGGGGTTTTTTATTGGAATAAATTAAGTAATTTTGTAAAAAAAGGGTATGTCTTATAATAATTATATTAATGACTTTAGTGCCGTTCCTATCGCACCAATAGTAGAGCCAGTTACTTTAGCAGAGGCGAAATTGTATTGCCGTGTTACTACAAGTGCTGAAGATACTTTGATTACGTTAATGATTACACAAGCAAGAGAAGCTATTGAAGTGGCAACAGGATTGAGTTTAATCCCAAAAGACATAACTACTTATTTCAACAACGTAAGTGGTAATTTTGATATTCCATTTGGACCAGTTGACATTGATACGTTTGAGTTGTTTGATATGGAGCAAGATGCTTTAGAGATTACAACACCTAACCTACAATTAATAGGTAATGAGTTTCCTAAATTAGTTTCACCAAGATATGCCAATTTAAAGGCTACTTATGAGGCTGGTTACACAACTATCCCTAAAGACCTTAAATTAGCTATATTAGACCAAATTAGCTACGATTACGAGAATAGAGGATTAGATGGTGATTCTGGTATTTGTGAGAAGTCTTGGAAAGCCTGTCAAAGATGGACAAGAATAAGCCCAATTTTATAATATGAAGTTAGGAAAAGCGAAAGCAAATTACGTTGATGCCAACACGATGACTCGTGAGGTTAAAATCTATGCTGCTACAAGAACAAGTGATGGTCAAGGTGGATACACAACCACGTTTGCCCTACAAAGCACAGTTTGGGGTGATTTAAGACCAGATAATCAAGTTCGTGAGATAGACCAGTCGGAATTGCAATTTGACCAAAGAAACAGGCTTTATATTCGTTTTGGTGCTACTATAACAGATTCGGATGAGGTAGAGGTTGAAGGCGATAGATTTACAATACATTCCATTAAGAACGTAGAAAACCAAAATAGGTTCTTGGAGTTAATAATTTACAAGTAATGGATAGAGTTACTTTAGATATGGTAAATTTAGCTGATGTATTTAAAGACTTAGATAAATTAGATGTTAAGATACAAGCTGAAGTAAGAGATGAAATGAATGCATCTGCTTTGACTATTCAATCTAATGCTAAAAGAGCAGCACCTGTTGACTTAGGTTTTTTAAGGAATAGCATTTATTTAAAAGAAGATAGCAAAAAGCAAGAGATTGTTTTTACTGTTGGCGCAAAAGCAAAATATGCTCCATACATTGAATTTGGTACAGGAACTGAAGTAACTATTCCAGCTGGGTATGAAGAATTAGCTATTGTATTTAAGGGTAAAAAGGCTGCTAAAGTAAATATTAGACCACAACCTTTCTTAATACCTGCTTTTGAAAATGAGAAACCTAAATTAATTGAAAGAATAACTAAATTGCTAAAGAATGTTAAATCCTAATATAGAGATAAAAAAGTGGTTTTATACCAATTTGACAAGTGCAACTTTATTGGTTGTTTATGATGGTTTTGCTCCAGAGGGTGCAGGTAACGAATATATTGTTTTAACTGGCAGAACATCAACACAAGATCAAGGCAAAGAAGGTTATACAAATACAATTACTATCATAGTTGATATTATTACAAAAAATGCTAACTTTGGATATAAACGTGCTGAAACTATAAGCGATTTAGTCTTGACTGCAATCAATTCGGACACCAATATTACATTGGCAAACGGATTTACGGCATCAAGTTTAAGTGTTGAAAGTGTAAGAAACTTAGATGGCTTAAACCCTTTAGATAACGTTTTTAGAGTATTAATAACTTATAACATAATCATAACTCAAAATTAAAATTAAATAAAATGGCAGAAACAAAAGTAAGCGGTAGAGATTATATCCTCTTAGCTGACATTAACAATGATGGAACATTCAAGCCTGTTGCTTGTTTGACTTCTAATGCTTTGACATCAACTTTAGGAACAATTGATGCAACTTCTAAGTGTGGCGACCAATACACTCCAAATCAATCTTTTAACCAATCTTTTGAATGTGAAGGTTTTGCGATTGATGAAACAGGTACTCCTTCTAAAGATAGCTACCAACAATTGTATACGGCTCACGCTGCTCAAACTTTATTCGCTATTAAGATGGGTAAAGCAACTCCAGTGGCAGGTGATGTTTATTATGGTGGTGCTGGTCAATTAGTATTTATTAGCAACTTTAATGTTAATGCTGCTGATAAAGATGATGTTAAGTTTACTGCAACATTTGTAGTAAGTGTTCCACCAATTACTCAAACAGAGCAATCATAATAAATAAAAAAAACTATGTTCCAATTAAAAACTAACAACAACACAATCCACCTAAAGTGGGGTACTTGGTCAATGCGTGAGTTTACTAAACAAAACAATATCGGTATTGATGAATACTTCAAAGTTCTTGCAACGGCTCAAACAAGTTTAGACATTATAGTTCAGCTTGTTTACATTGGTTACAAATCTGCTTGTGTAAGCAAGAAAGATGAAGTTATATATACCATTGATGATGCTTGCGAATGGATTGATGAAGTGGGTTCTATTTTTAGCGAAGAAGGTCAAATAATTGACTATTTAAAATATATCGTTGAAAGTACAGTCCACACCATTACAGGTGCAAAGAAGGAAGAAGAAAAAAAAAAGCCTAACAAAGCTAAGCTGGGATGATGTCTTAGTTAAAGCTGCGGAGTGCGGAATAAGACCAAATGAATTTTGGGATATGACTTGGAAGGACTTTTCCATTATCGTTTTAGGTAAGGAAAGAAACGAGTTAAACGAATGGGCAAGGACAAGAAACCTTGCCTATATTGTATATTTAAGTTCTACTACCGAGAAAACACCAAAATCAATGAAGGCTTTTTGGAGCATACCAGAGTTAGATCAAGCTGATGTTGAAGAAGAAAGAGTGATGATAACACAAGAACAATTGGCAAGGACACTTAAATTGTACGGAGCAAACTAATAAAGATGGCAGAAAATATAGATTTAAATATTAATATAGGTGCAAACGTAACTGACTTACAATCGCAACTACAAAAAGCTGAAAATCTATTAAAACAATTTGAGGCTGCTTTAAAGAAAGCTACTAATGTTGGTGAGATTAATTATTTGAATAATTCAATTAAGACTCTTAATACAACAATTAGCACTTTAGGTCAACAAATGAATAAAGTTGGCAGACCTGCTTCCGATGCTACAAATGCCTTAACAAACTTATCAAGGGTTGCACAGGATGCTCCTTATGGATTTATAGGTATTGCGAATAACTTAAACCCTTTATTAGAATCGTTTCAAAGATTAAGTAAAGATGCTGGTGGTGCTGGTGGTGCTTTAAAATCAATGGTTGCAGGTCTTACAGGTCCAGCAGGTATTGGTATTGCTTTAGGTGTTGTTTCATCATTAGTTGTTGCATTTGGTGATGATATAGGTAATTTTATTACCGAAAAGATGCAAGGACTAGGTGAAGCATTTACAATTGAAAGCAATTTAATAAAAGAAAGTTCAAGTGCATTTGTTAAAGCTACCACAGATATTGATAAGCTAAAAAATAGCTTTGAGTTATTTCAACAAGGTTCAATTACTAAAGATAAGTTCTTAAAAGAGTTTAATTCTACTTTAGGAGATACAATAGCAAAAACAAATGATTTAGCTACTGCTGAAAAGTTTTTGACTGATTATGCTCCTACATATATTGATATGACATTTAAAAAGGCTATTGCAGCAGAAGCATCTGCTCAAGCAGCTAAAAAAATGTTGGAGTTGGAAATATCAAAAGGAACTCCTTTAACACCTTCAATTGGAACTGCATTTACTGCTATGTTTGGTAATGCTGCCTCAATTGGTATTCAAGCAGCAGAAAGTAAATTAGCAATTCAAGAAGGTTTACAAGGGCAAATTGATTTATTAAAGAATCTTCGTAAAAAATATGATGAAGAAGCTAATTTGCTTCAATTATCTTTAACTAATACTTTTGGAACTGCTGATGCAAGTACAACTACTGCAAAGCCTAAAAAAGATAAAACATTAACATTAAATCAAGCAAGTGATTTAATTAAAGCGACTAATAGAACAAATACCTTACTTGCACCAAAAGAAATAGCACCAGAAGATACATATTTTAAAGATCAAGAAAAGCTACATAATGATTTTGCTAAATGGCAAACTGGTTGGCTTAAAATGACTGAAAAGAATGTTGAAGGTAGTTTTAAAAAACAACAACAATATTTAGAAGAATTAAACAAATCATATGAACAATTTGCAAGTACAATAGCAAATACTGTAACTGGTGCTTTGTTTGGTATGTATGATGCTATGCAGCAAGGTGTAAGTGCTGGAGATGCATTAGGACAAATGTTTAGTAGATTATTAAGACAAATGGCAGAAATGGTTGTTCAAGCTGCAATATTTGCTGGGATTTTATCTTTAATAAGTGGTGGCGCAGCTGGGGGTGGAGTATCATTTATGGGTGCTTTTACTAAAATATTAGGCATACCAAAGATGGCTGCTGGTGGAGTTGCAACTGGTCCAACATTAGCAATGATTGGTGAGGGAAGCGAAAGTGAAGCAGTATTGCCTTTAAGCAAACTTGGAAATATAATGCAAGGTTCATTTAATGCTGGTGCAATGAATGGTAATAGTATGGGAAATAATGGTCAATTTGTATTAAGAGGTCAAGATTTAGTTTTAGCAATGCAAAGGTCTAATTCTTCACTAAATATAATTAGGGGTTAATGGCATACGAAATTAAATATAGAATAACGGCAGCAACTAAATCGGATGTAACAAGTATAGTTAATATTTATGAGGATGATTACGATGGCGAAATAATAGAATATCCTTGTATAAGTTTACAAATACAATACATACCAAGAAGTGATGATACATTTGAGCCTATTTATGTTAGTCAATTAAACGTGGCAATAGATGTTACTGACAATGCAGAAGATATGCCTGACTTTACTACATTGAATGACAGAAAGTATTTTGTTAGAGTTTTAAGTGGTGCAAATTTAGATTGGCAAGGATGGGTTTTAAGTGAAAACGTACAATATGTATTTTCAACAGGTAGAAAACAATTAGCTTTTAATGCTATTGATGGATTAGGTATATTAGAAAGAATACCTTTTTTTATTGCTAATGATACAACTTTAGTTGATACTTTTACGGCTTTATTTTACATAAAGACTGCTTTATTAAATTTAGAATATCCATTAGAATATGATATTGTAAGCGGAGTTAGTTTTTATTCGGATGGAATGGATAATAGAACGGATGACCCAGCTGCGGATACATTAGGTCAATCATATATAAATTATGCAACTTTTATTAATGATAATCAAGTTGCAACAAATTGTCTTGAAGTATTAACAAAGATTGTAAGATCAGTTGGTTCAAGATTATTTCAAGCAAAAGGAAACTTTTACATAGTTCCTTTAACTCAATTTGCACAAGATTCTTATTATGTTACTATTTACAATAGTGATGGAACAGTATTTGATGATGCAATTTATGAATCAACAGGCAATATTGAAGGTTTTACATCAAACACAAGCGGTTTATACTTTGTAGATAATAGCCAATTTAAACTAATAAGAAAAGGATTTAATAAGATTAGATTTGACAAAGTAATTGAATATCCAAATAACTATATTACAAACTGGGATTTAAAGAATTATACAGTTGTAAGTCCAACAGAAGGTAATGCGTTTTCTTGGGAAGAAGAAAGATTTGTAGATGGAATAATTTATGTAAAGCCATATCCAAATAGAAGATACAATTCTTTTATTATGGAGTATTCCCTTTCAAATCCTTATACTGCATTAGTTAGACCTATAAATTTACCTAAAGTAAATACAAGCGATGTACTAAAGTTATCTATGGATGTGGTTGGATTAGGAGTTCCTGCAAGTGGACCAGATGCTTTATTTATTCTTAAAATAATAGTTGATGATGGGGTTAGTTCGGTATTTTTAGATAACAATAAACAATGGGTAAACACAAGTTTTAATGACCATTATTATTTTTATCCATTTAGTTCAACCGACCCTAAAGTAAATTTAGATTTGGTTATGCCTTTGTTACCAATAGGAGGCGATTTGAGTATTGAAATTATTTTATGTGATAATGCTGCTCCTTATTGGAAATCAACTGTTGGTTCTATTGAAGCAAGTAATTTTCAATTAGTAGTTGAAACATATTTTAAGCAAGTAACAACAGAAAGTTTTATCAATGATTCAAATGAGTATGTTTTAGATATTGACCTTGCTTTAGGCTTTAATGATGTTAATGATGGCTTTTTTACATATAGAGGATTTTTAAGCGATTCAACAGGTTTAAACTTAAAGAATTGGTACAGACAAGAATATCCTACCGACATTTATAGAAGTTTAAGTGAGTTAGTAGTTAAGCAATATTCTAACTGCTTAAATAAGAACATTATTAACTTGGATGCTTCTTTTATGGGTATGGAAACAACCGACGGAAGATTTAGCGGTGCAATGAGAATTACTGCTTCCGATACTGACCCAGCACAAATAACTGTTCAAAATAAAAGTTACATAATAGGTAATTCAACAATGGATTTACCAAATGATGTAATAATGGCTACTTTATTGGACATCAATCCAGAGAATGTAGAAACAACAATGACTACTATTTACGATAGTAATAACTTGCCATCGGAGGTTACAGGATATTCACACTTTAGGTCTAATGGTTATTTAACTAAGGAGGCTGCTCTCGCTGCGCCTTTAACTGGTAACGTTGTTTACTTAGCAGATATTGGTGTTCCTTCAGTTGGGGATTTCTTCTATCAAAGTGAGTTCTTAACAGTTGGATTTAATGGTGCAAATATTTGGTGGAAAGTTTTAGTTACAGATACTTACTCACAAGCATATAGAATTAGCGGAGCAGGTGAAATATTAGAAACATTCGGATAATTGATTAAATTTGTAATATGGGAGCAGTAATAGGAAATAATGTGATGCTTTATTGGCATAGAACAGATGTTGACCCAGAGGTTGATGTCGCTTTTGCGTGTAGTACAAATTGTACGTTTAATGTAAACGTAGATCAAAAAGAGGTAACAAGCCAATCAAGTGCTTGGTTTAGAGAATATAAAAATGATGTTGCTACTTGGAATGTTACTTGTGATGGGTTGATTACTTTGACTGGTTTTTCATATTTGTTTATGTTAGAAAAGCAGTTAGCAAGAGAACCAATAGAAATTAAGTTTGTAGTGGATAATGGAGTTGATGGTTTGACAATTATTAACGGAACTTGTAATATATCAAGTTTAGCAATAAACGCACCACAAAAGGATGTGGCTACTTACAATATTAGCCTACAAGGTACAGGTGCATACAATACAACAGGAACGGAGGTTGACCCAAGCGGTGTGATTATAGTAGGTTCAAATCCTGTTAAGACAAAAGGTTACACGGCAAGTGGTGGCGAAACATCAATTACTTTTGCAGACACGATAGGTTATGCTTGTTTGTACGTTTCAAGAGGTGGTGTGGATGCACAAAACATTTTAACAACAGGAACTCCAACAGGTGATGATGTTAAGTTTATAAGTTCAACTGGGGTTCTTACTTTTGGTAGACCTTTAGAAGCTGGGGAGTATGTAAGAATGTTAGCACAATAAAAACTATATGAAACAAATTAAAAACTATCCTAATTATTATCTTACACTAAGTGGTAAGGTATTTAACTTAAAAACTATGAAATGGTTAAATCCTTTTATAGCAAATAATGGGTACTATTCGGTTTGTTTATATAATGAAAATGGTGGTAAATATAAATTATTGCATAGGTTAATTATGGAAACTTATGTTGAGAATATAGATGGCAAAAAATATGTAAATCATATAGACGGAGTAAAAACAAACAATAGCATCTTTAATCTTGAATGGTGTACGCACAGTGAGAATATGCAACATTCTTGGAAAAGTGGGTTAAGCAAAACAAGTGAAAAGAATAGACAAAATGGTAGAAATACAATTCACATTGCTTTAAAGGCAGCAAATGAATTGAAAAGAAAGAAGGTAATAGATTTATCAAATGGTAAGATTTATAATTCTACAAATGAAGCTGCTTTTGAATTAGGATACAAAAAACCAACTTTGTCAAATTGGCTAAATGGACATAGGGAAAATAAAACAAGTTTAAGATATTTATAAATTTAGATAAATGAGTCAAATTTTAGTTACAGGCGAAGCAAAGATTAGGGATATACAAGGTCCAGTAGTGGCTAATAGTGGGGTAATAACTGCTTTAGATGGTGCTGCATCTCAATATGTAAGAGGAGATGGTACTTTAGCTGACTTTCCTACATCAAGTGGTGGAGGAAGTTCGGTTTCTTACTATCTTAATTCAAGTGTTTCACAAGGTACAATAGGAGGTGTTGCTTATAGAGAATTAAATAAAGAACCAATTATAGGTGCTGGAACTGACATTGCTATATCTGCTAACGGATATGTGGCGAGTTACTTAACTGATGCTAATGACCCTGATGTATTATCAATTCCTGGCGGTAACTTTAATTGTGAGTTTTACTTTAGCGTGAATAACAATACAGGCAATCCTTTTTTTTATGCAGAACTTTATAAGTACGATGGCACAACTTTTACCTTATTAGGTAGTAGTGTTGGAGTTCCAGAGTATATCAATCAAGGAACTATAATAGCACCTTACTATTTTGCTATTCCTGTCGCTACTGCTGCCTTAGCTTTAACGGATAGATTAGCAATTAGAATCTATGTAAACGTTGATGGTAGAACAGTTACTTTACATACCGAGAATGGTCATTTATGTCAAGTAGTTACCACTTTGTCAAAGGGGATGGTTTCTTTAAATAACTTAACAGATCAATCACAATTTTTAGCGGTTGGAACAAGCGGAACAAACTTTAACATTGTTTCAAGTGGAGATACGCATACTTTTAACATACCAAATGCAGGTGTTGCAGATAGAGGATTAATAACCAATTTAGCACAAACAATAGGAGGCGCTAAAACATTTAGTAGTGTTTTAAGAACAGATGGTGGATTCCTATTAAAAGATTCTACATTAGCAACTGTTGATGGATATACTTCAATAGGTGGTGTTGTAGGAAGTATAAGTATAGGTTACGCTATTAGTTCTACTCCTTATATAAATGATTTAGAATTTGCACCTGCAACAAGCAATACATACACTTTCCCTAATGCATCTGGCACTCTTGCTTTAACAAGCAATTTAAGTTCATACGTTCCTTATACAGGTGCGACTGCTGATGTAAATTTAGGTGTTAATTTTTTAATTGCTAATGCTGCAAAATTTGATGGTTCAGGTAGTTTTGGTGGACATATAGCATTAAAACAAAATGGAACTGCCGCTGCTTATACTGGATATGCAACACTTTCATCTATTGGAGTTAATAAATTAAATATTTATTATGGAGAAGCAGCAGCTTATGCAACAGAGTTAGATAATTCATTGTTAACACAATCAAGATTATATAAATTCCCAGACCTATCTGGTACTTTAGCATTACTTGAAGGAAGCCAAACGTTTAGTGGTTCAAAGATTTTTAGTAATAGTGCAAAATTTACAAGTTTAGTTTTTGTTGATAGACAAATTAATATATCTAAAACTCCAAGTTTAGTTGCTTATACAGGTGGTTACATTACAAACTATGGAACAACAAGTGGAATTATCTATGCAGATGGTGATACAAGCAATTTAAGTACACTAAACTTTAATTTTGGAGGTAATTACACATACACATTCCCTGCAGCAAGTGGTACTTTAGCATTGACATCAAATCTTAGTGCTTATGTACCATATAGCGGAGCAACTGCAGCAGTAAATTTAGGTGCTTTTGGATTAAGTGCATCTTCTATAAGTCTTACTGATAGTGTTTATTTACAAAATAATAAATCAATTTGGGGTACTGATTTTGCAGGTACAACTCAATATAATTTATTAAGTTTAAATATTTCAAATAAAGTTGGTATTGATGCAGCCGGATTAGGTGTTGTATTTGGAGGAACAATAGGTAACGGAACTTATACTTATACATTACCAAGTGCAACAGGTACTTTGGCATTGACAAGCAACCTATCTGCTTACCTACCTTTAGCAGGTGGTACGCTTACAGGTGCTTTAAATGGTACAAGTGCAACGTTTGGAGGTTTACTTACTATCAATGTACCTACTGACAATACAACAGTTGGTATATTTCACGCTGGAGGCGGTACTGCAAATAGAGGTTTAAAAATATCAACATTCGTAAGTGTTAACGACAATGCAGGTGTAAGATTAGATGCACAAACAACCGCAGGAGGAGCAACTTTAGCTTTAGCAACTGCGGGAGTTGATAGACTTACAATAGGTGCTACTGGTGCTGCTACATTCTCAAGTAGTGTTACTACTGGTTCAACTGCAACAAACACCGCAGGTTTAATTGTTAGAGGTGGTTCAAGTATAGGAACTGCAAGTGCATCAAGTGGTCAAATTTTAGTTGGTCAAACATCTACATATAGACTTTCTTTGGCTTATGATGATAACACTGGATATGCTTATATTGATAACTTGTATGACAATGTTAATAGTAACATATATATAAGAACAAGAACAAATGGAACACCTGTAAATGCTTTAACTATATTAGGTGGTGGTAACGTTGGAATCGGAACTACAAGTCCGGGAGCAAAGCTTGAAGTTGTAGGAGTAAATGAAAATGTATTAAAATTAAGGAATGGAAGTGGACAACCCGCTTTAGTTAGATTTAATGATACGAGTACTACGGCTGACCCTTATGTTGGTTCATACGGCAACGATTTAGCCTTTGGAATATATGGTGTTGGAGAATCAATGCGTATAAATTCAAGTCGCAATGTTGGAATAGGAACAAGTACAATATCAAGTGCAGCTAAATTACAAGTAGTTGGTGGCTTATTAGCAGTTGAGCCTACAAATGGTAATACAGATATTCAAATATTATTAGGTAGAGGCTTATCAAGTCTTGGTACATCTGCTGGTAGTGGTATTACATCAAAAGTAAATTTTGCATTTGAGGGTAGTAATGATAATTTTTATCAAGAAATTGGATTTGTAACTACTACTGCTAACCAAACAAGGGCAAATTCTGCGGCTGACTTTTATATATCTACCAAAGCTGCGGGCGCATCTTCGCCAAGTGAAAAATTTAGAATAACAAGCGGTGGTAACGTTGGAATCGGAACGAGTTCAGTTGATTCATCTGTTTCAGTAGATATTCAAAATCGTAGTGCAAGTTCAAATAATGTTTTATTAAGAGTTAAAAATACAAGTGCAAGTGAAGATGTAGGTTTTGTGATAAATGGAATAAATGGAGGAGTAGAATATGATTACAAAATAGGAATAAACACAATTGCTAATACAAGTGATTTGACTTTTAGTACTGCACAAGCAAGTGGTTATAGATGGTACACAAGTAGTGCTGAAGTAATGAGAATCACATCGGGGGGTGAGGTTGGTATCGGTGTTACTCCTTCATCTGGTAATAGATTTTGGGTAAAAGGTTCAGATTCTACAAGTGGTAATACATCTATTTTTGTACAAAATAGCTCAAATACAACCTTATTTTTTGTAAGAAATGATGGAGTAATTAATACTGGTAGTGCAAGTGGTTCTCCATATAATAGAACAACAGGTTCTTTTGGAAACTTATTTGTAGATTTTGATGGTAGCTTATATCGCGGAACTGCATCGTCTCAAAGATTTAAAGAAAATATAACTGATTGGAGTGGTAGTGGATTAGAAACAATCTTAGCACTTAAACCAAAGACATTTACTTACAAAGAAGATTATTATAGTCAACCAGAAAGACAATTCTTAGGATTGATTGCAGAAGAAGTTGCGGAAGTTTCTCCTTTATTAGCTGATTTCCAAAATGAAGATGGAACTGGACAAGTAGAAAACGTAAGATATGCTAATATAGTAGTTCCACTTATTAAAGCCATCCAAGAACTAACACAAAAAGTAAACGACCAACAACAAACAATAAACTCACTTATTAATAGATAAAGAATATGGGCAAAACTTTTTCAACTGGACTGCTTACAAATGGAATCTGGCAAGACTCATCCAATAATATCGGTATAGGTGCAGCAGCCAATGCCTCATATAAACTACAAGTAACAGGAACTACTAACCTTACTGGTGCTTTAAGTGGTACAAGTGCTACGTTTAGTGGTGATTTAACTATTGATACAAATACTCTATTTGTTGATAGTACAAATAATAGAGTTGGTATTGGTACTACAACTCCAGCTACAAGATTTGAATTAGCTGGTGGTTCTGGTAATTTCCAAATAGCATCAAGTGGTGCAGAAGTATTTTTTACAAGAGATGGTAATAATGACATTTTAGCTAATGCTGGTACAAGTGCTGGTATAAGATTTGGAGGACAACAACAATTAAGATTTGCAACTGGTTCAAGTCTTACTACAAGATTAACAATAGACTCTACTGGTGCTGCTACATTCTCAGGTTTTGTAGGAATTAACGGAAGTCCAGGTACTGGTTTTCCTTTAGAGGCATATATAAATAGTTCAACTGCTTATACAACCTCATCAAGAGGAAATGTAATGCGTCTTTATAATTCTAATACAAGTGCTAATATTTTTGCTGGTATTGAATTAGGTGGTGCCGGACCATCAAACGATGGACTTGCTGGATTAAACGCAGTAGTTACTTCGGCGGGAAGTGCTGCATTAACATTTTATACAAGAGATAGTAACACATTTGCAGAAAGATTAAGAATCACAAGCGGTGGTTTGGTAAATATTTTATCAGATTCTACAAATACAACTTTTACAGGCTCAGGTGCGTTAGCTATAAAAAATGCTGCAAGCGAACCTTTTATGTCTTGGCATTCAAACACAGGAACAAGACTTGGTTTTATTCAAATGCAATCAGCAGGAACAGCTTATTTTTCTGTACAAGTTGCACAAGCATTAGCTTTTGATACAAACGCTACCGAACGAATGAGAATCACAAGCGGTGGTAACTTACTTGTAAATAGAACCTCGGATTTAGCAACAGGTTCAAGTACATCAAGATTAGTTGTCAATGGCGCAGTTAATGTTGGCAGCGCAGTAGGGAATACTTCTTTTGGAAGTAAAGACGATGGCGGATTAGGTGTATATGTTGGTAGCGGTGCTAATGCCTTTCAAGTTTGGGATGATAATCAGTTTAGCTATCCAAGATTTATTGTACAAAGAGCAGGTAACGTTGGAATCGGAACGAGTTCGCCAAGTAGTTTATTGCACATTAGCGGTGCTGGTACTGGTCAAATGTTGCGTATTCAAAATACAAGTACAGTTTCTGGAGACCAAGGGCCATTGATTCAGTTTGTTTCAGCTAACCAAGTTGGTGGACAAGGTTTTGAATCTGGTTATATTCAATCAATATGGACTGCCGAGGGTAATGCATTTGGAATGAGATTTGGAACAAAAGCAGCAGATGCAAATCAAGTTGAAAGATTAAGAATTACATCTAATGGTGAAGTTGCAATAGGTAGAACAGATGGTGGAGGTGGTAGATTAGGAGTTAGAGGCTCTACATCTAATTCAGCAGTAAATGCTTTTTATGTAGATAATAGTAGTTCAACGCAATTATTCGCAGTAAGAAATGATGGAGCAATTAATTTAAGTACATTTGTTTATGGGAATACGGTTAATACATCTCCAAGGACTTTATATATTGAAAGTGGCACTGGTAGCTTAGGCGGTATTTCATCTATTAGAGCATCAAAAAAGAATATACAAGACATTGAAAATGTTGATTGGATATATCAATTAAACCCAGTTACTTTTAATTATCGTAAAAAAGATGAAAATGGTAATTATACAGATGAATCACATGATGAATTATTCTATGGTTTAATTGCAGAAGATACAGAGCCAATAGCACACTTTTTAGTTAACTACAATGACAAAGAAGATGGCAGTAAAGAAATGGCTGGTATTGAATATATGAGATTAATTACACCAATGCTTAAAGCCATACAAGAGCAACAAGCACAAATAGAAGAATTAAAAGAATTAATTAAAAATAAATAATATGGAAACAAATTTTCAATGGGTGATTAGCCAATTAAATTGTGCAGTAGAATCAGAAGGTTTACCAGATGTAATCAATATGATTCATTGGAGATACAATGCAACACAAGTAGATGGAGATAAAACCTACTTTGCTGACACTTATGGTTCAGCGAGTGTAGCACAACCTAATCCACAAAACTTTATCCCTTACGCAGATGTAACTGAAGCTGAAGTAATTGGATGGTTAGAGGCAATATTACCTGTGGATGCTATGCAATTAGCTTTAGAGAACAATATTGCTTTACAAATTAACCCTGTTGAGGTTACATTCCCCTTACCTTGGACTACTCCATCAGAAAATAGTGTAGAAAATACGACAGTATAATAAATTTAATTAACTTTGAAAAAAACTAAAAAAAATGAACCAAGAAACAAAACAACTACCGGTACCATCATTGAACGCTGAACAAGTTCAAGTATTAATGAATTATGCTAATGAGCAATTGCCAACAAAATATGGCAAAGAGATACTAGGATTTATTGAAAAAATAGCTATTGAATTAGATAGAGCTAATGAACTTCCTGTTGAAACAGAATAAAAAATAGAAAATGAGCAAAAATACAGTCCTTAGTGAAATACCTAATGTATCAGGCATAATAAAGCAGGTTGGTACAAGTGGTTTTGCAACTGCAACTCCTAATGTGGATTATCAACTACCAATTAGTTTAACCACATTTGGTGTAACTGGACCCGCTACTTTTAGTAGCAATGTATTGAATATACCTATTTATGGATCAAGTGGTACTACGGGTACTTCAGGTACTAGTGGGATAGGCACTTCTGGGACTAGCGGTAATGCGGGGACTTCAGGTTCTTCAGGCACTAGTGGAATTGATGGCACTTCTGGAACTACTGGGACATCAGGATCATCAGGTTCTAGTGGTACTAGTGGCAATGGTACTTCGGGGACTACGGGTACATCAGGCTCATCAGGGACTACGGGTACATCAGGAACGACTGGCACATCAGGTTCAAGTGGCTCTAGTGGAAGCAGTGGTTCAAGTGGCTCAAGTGGCACATCAGGTACTACTGGTACTAGTGGCTCATCAGGTACTACGGGAACTAGCGGTTCATCAGGAACTAGTGGTATAAATGGCGTTAGCGGAGATAGGTATTTAACTACTTCAGCTACATCTTTTACATTAGGCAATGCAGGTACAATATCAGTAGGATTAGGATTAGCTTATAGTCCAGCTCAAACTGTTATCATTGTTTATAACGGAAGCAATTATCAAGAATCACCCGTAACATCATATAGTAGCGTAACAGGCAGCTTGTCATTTGGCGCACCTATTTCAACAATTGGTTCAGGCACTTATAATGCTTGGACAGTAAACCTTGCAGGTGCAAGTGGAGGAGATGGTAGCTCTGGTACAAGCGGTACTTCTGGATTAGCAGGGACAAGTGGTGTTAATGGTACAAGTGGTATCAATGGCACAAGCGGATTAAGTGGCACAAGTGGATTAAGCGGCACAAGTGGTAATAATGGTATTAATGGTACAAGCGGATTAACCGGTACTTCAGGTATAAATGGTGTAAACGGGACTTCAGGAATTAATGGTGCCAATGGTACTTCAGGAATTAATGGGACTAGCGGCGTTAGTGGCTCTAGTGGTTCAAGTGGCTCAAGTGGATCAAGCGGCACAAGAGGTACAAGTGGCGTAAATGGAAATAATGGAACTTCTGGAACAAGTGGAGCAAACGGAAGCAGTGGCGTAAATGGTACTTCAGGTGTAAACGGAACGGCTGGCATTAGTGGAACATCTGGGGCAAACGGTACTTCAGGAGTAAATGGAACAAGCGGTGTTTCTGGTTCTTCTGGCATAAATGGTAATAACGGTACTTCAGGAACAAGTGGCGCACAGGGTGGTAATGGAACAAGTGGAGTTTCAGGTTCTTCAGGTACAAGTGGGGTAAATGGAACTGGATTTAATTCTATTTCTCCAACAACTGCAGGAGCTGTGCTTACAGCCAATGGTACATCTAATAGTGCAACAGCAAATACAGGAGTAACAATTAGCGGTTCTAATCTAACTGCTGCTGCATTTTTTGAAAGTTCAGATATAAGATTTAAGAATGTATTAGAAACAAATCCATCAATAGACTTACCAATAGATGTAATTAAATTTACTAGAACAGATGATGATACCAATGCAATAAGATATGGTTATTCGGCTCAACAAGTGCAATCATATCTTCCAGACGCAGTTTCAGGTGGTGAAAAGTTATCTGTAAATTACATGGATGTTCATACATTAAAAATAGCAGCATTAGAAAAACGTATTGCAGAACTGGAGGCTAAATTGAAATAATGAAAACTACAAATGCATTAGTTACATATACGGACTTAACGACTATGGGGTTGGTTGCTAAAGGAACTCCTGCAACGGGAAATCGTATTGCTACTAAATCATTTATTAATTCAAATTATTATGTAAACCAATCTGCATCTCCTTATAATACATATACAAGTTTAAGATGTCCTCCATATCAAACTATAACACCCGGACCAACAAATTCAGGAACTCTTTATTATTTAACTACAGGATCATATCCCGGTAATTATGGAGGATTTGCTTCTTGTACAGCTGCTTGTAATCATACTACAGGAGGTTCAGTAACAGTTTATTGGTATGGTACACTTGGATTTGGTACATATATTTATATGGACCCTGATGGTATTGTCAATTTTGATGGAGGAGATTTATTTTCATTAAATGGATATTGTCTTGGGTTTGATGCTTCAGTAGTAATTAGTATTGATGCGTGTCCAACAGCAACAGCAGCAGTAGATATTGCTAATGACACGGCAGGTACAAATATTACTAATATTACAATAGGCGGAGTGCAAGTAGACGGAGCAGTTTTTCCAATAGTTGCGGGTGATGGAGCATCTGCTACAACAACGCAAACAGGTGCATCTCAAACAATTGTTGTATCTTATACAAATGTAAGTAATGACTCAGTTGAAGTTATTGACACTGCGTCTAATCTAACTTGTATTAGTGCAACGTCAACAAGTAGAACATTTAGCGGACAAGTTGTATCAGCAGGTGGTACGGTATCCGTTACTATGTTTGATGGGTCTTGCCCATAAAATCTTTAATTTTATCTATAACCATTTGTGCAGTAATTGACTTAGTGCATTCAAATTGTCTTTCAGTCCCCTTGTGGTCGGGACACCAATTCCAATCTCCTGCATTTAATCTATGCCTATTGAAGCAACCGCTACATTTTCCTTCAGGTGCAGATACTCTAATGCAATCTTCCATCTCAGCAAAAGGTTCAGAAAATCCACTAATTATAACTGTTGGAACATTTAAAGACCAAGATAGCCAACTAAGACCGCTTCCTATGCCTATAAAGAACTCCGATTTAAGCATTTCTTCCATAACTGACTCAATACTACCATTAGGGTGAATATCTACGCCATTTGGGGCTATATTGCCCATATAGTCAATACCTTCTTTAGATATTAGTTTAACCACATAGCCTTTACTAATCAAATAGTCAACCACTTCTTGCCATCCTGTTGGGTTATTCCAATATTTAGCTTGCGCAGTAGAGTGTATAGCAATGACTACTTGTTTTACCTTTTCAACAGGTTTTGTTTTTAATCTAGGTCTTACCTCCTTGTACTCTAGCCCTAGTATGTTAGTAGCAGCCTTTTGCATTGAAATTGTGTGAGGCACTTCAGGTTCTTTATTTTGATCATAAAACCAACCGACTCTATATAGCGCGTATATATTTTGAACTACTTCACCCGGACTTGCAAATTCTAATTCAGGGTAATCAAACATATGATTCCAAAAGGTAGATACAATTACATGGCAATTATGTTTCTTTTTAAACTCTAAAGCATATGGCATCCACGCTAAAGTGTCGCCCAATGATTTACTTTCTAACGATATAAAGACTCTTTTGCTTTTTAGGTTTAGCTTGTTTTCATATATCAAATTACCTTGATCCCATATTTTAACCTCCCATTCCGTAAACCATTGTCTATTTAATTTTACCCAATTATTAATATCTATATGATTATTGTAGACACAATTACCATTTTCGTAAAATTCAATATAAAATCTTTTATCTACAATAACTTTATCTCGTTGCGCATCATTAGTATAATCTATCCCTTCAATGTCAACTTTGTTATCTTTTTTCAAGTCAGCCATTAACAGCTCCTTAACCTTGTAGTTGTTTTCTTTTAGAAAGTTGTAGAACTTAACTTCAAGTATATTAAAAGATGTGCCATTTGTGTAGTAATCTTTTTTGTCTTTAAATTTGGTTACAAATGATAAGATAGCATCTGTTTTTGCTGAAAAGAAAGCCGAGCAATATGAATCTTCTTCATAAGACAGATTGCTATATTTATAGACTACAAAATCACTTGTATCTAATTCTTTTAAATTATTGTTTATTGTCGCTTTGGTGAGCTGGTAATCGTAATTGATTATGTTTACCTTCTTATAGCCTAACTTTTTGGCAAATTCTACTCCATTACGCATTAAAGTATATACACAATATCCATGTTCTTTTTCAAATAATTGGTACTCTTTTTCTCCTTTTTCATTTGTAAACCAATGATAGTATGCCACATTATAT